GAATAGTCAAAGTTATACACTTTACCATTAGCCTCGGTGTAAGGTACCATACCGTGAGTGTAACGAACAGGACCGGTGGAGGCGGCTTCATCAGAAGCACCTACACCAAAGAGCATTGCGTGCTCAATATCCATTTTATGTTCCATAAGCTTGTCAGCCCATACTCTACGATACTCATCAGGACGCCCTCTGTAACGAGTGGCTAAAGATGTACCAGAAAAGAGTTGAATAGCTGTCTTAAAAATCTGACAATATCCTTCTCTTGTACTGAGTTCATCTTTCCATCCGTCTGGGTCGGTTGAACCTTCAGCCCACGCACTACCAATGACTTGACCAGCCGCATCTGCTTCAACATCGGATTCCGCAATGGTCTCTAATGCTGTGACGGTTATGTCAGTTCTTGTTAGTTTGTTAGCGGCTGAAGAGCCACTATTATAAGTAGCGGCAATACCATCACCAACATTATCGACAGACTTAACTCGAACAGCTTTACCAGCTATTCTGAGCACTTGTCCAGCGATTAAAAATTGTGGTGCGGCAGAAGCTACTTCACTGCCATACTTATCATATGAAGATACCAAATGATAAGTTGTGTCTGCATCTTTTGCACACGCCGCTCCGTCTGTCTTTACTATAAAGTTCCTACGTTGCCACTGATGACGCTGTTCCAAGAATTTGAAAACGGGGTCGTCTGTAGACTCCTTTGCAACTTTTGATAGATAGACAAAAAACGGGGACTGCTGTGGTGCTAATTCAGACACCCTCTCGCCAAAATTATAAATTCGGCGGGAGTCGTTGATAGATACTTCACCTGTTGGTAAAGCTCCACCGGTCTTAGTACTAAATACATTAGCCATAAGATTCGTCTCCTTTTACTTCCCCAGCGATTTTATTGACCGAAGGGGTTTCTGTTTTTGTAATCCGTAATCATAGAATCCATAACAGAATCAGTCCCAGACGGCTGACTAGAAGATTGTCCAGTAACCACACCCATAGGCTGTGGTACACTTTGAGCTCTCTTCATTTGCTCGAAGCTCTCATTAGGGGCAGTTTGTGTAACGGGAGCATTTGCAACCCCTCCACCATTCTGCATCCTATATAATTGAAATAAGTTGTCTACAGTAATATTCTTAGGGTCGTCCATCACTTGAACAAAACTTGCCACTTCTTCATCAGAAGCTTGGTAAGTATTTTGTAAATGCGTCTTCATCTGAGACATATTATTATTGTAGGCTTCCTTATCTGCTTGAGCTCTTTTAATGTCCTCTTGCTCCTGCTTAACCCTGTCACGTTCCTCAGACATTACTGCCTGAGTATATTGTTGATGTAAGCGATTATATTCATCCATATCGTCACGCCATCTATCAACTTCATCTAAGTATCTCGCAGATTCGCTTTCGGGGTCATCTAAAGAATCAGTCCTGTTAAAACTACGGGGTTTACCCGGTTTAGCAGGAGGGTCTGGAAATTGAATCTCTTGTTCTGGTTCTATTTTTGGCTGAGGTGAATCTGCTTTCTGTTCTAATGCTTCAAGACGTTTCGCCATTTCTGCATTTTCATTTCTAGCTTTATCAGCCTCACTTTGCCAATACTGGTAACGCTTATCATCGTTATCAGTCGTGATTTCTTCTGCCGTAGCCGAGTCTGAAGGTATCTCCACAGGGGAGGGCTCCAAAGAAGCTTCAGGTTCTTCAACCTTGTTTGCACGGAAAAAGTCATCTATTAGACTACCTTTATCCTGAGTCTGGTCAAATGCAGATTCAGGTGATAATTGGGAATCTTGAGCAACGTCTGGTGTTGTTTCTGGGGTAACCGGTTGTGCCGGTGCCATTACTTCTTCAGCCATTTGTTCTCCTTTTCTTGGTTTGAGGCTCCATTAGGACTTGGAGGTGCTCTTTTTAGTATCAGCGATAGCTCTACGAGCTTCGCTCTTTGCTTGTCCTAAAGCGTCATCAAGGCGTTTTTCGAATAGCTTGCCAGACGCTTTTGTCTGGGTTGAAGCTTTATCGAGGTCTGCCTTAAATTTTTCTAATTCAGCTCTTTGCTTAGCGTGGTATACTTCTCTTTCACGAGTTTGCATATCACCTTTTAATTTTTTAATCTGTTCTTCTTGCTGTCTTACCTGTCCCTGTAGCTGTTGTACTACATCAGTTCTTTCCATAACTCCTTCCATATCGAAAACCTCTGTCTTTTTAAGAACTTCTTGCTTATCAATAATTCCCTTCTCGTATGCGTCCATATACAATTCAAGCTGTGCATAACGATTAGTTGGGAGAGTAGAACCAGTAACAACAACAACGTCAAAATTACCTCTACTAATGTCATTAATTATCTCTACTTCACCTGATTTATCATCGTAAAGTTTTTTATTTATAGCAATTTCAGTCAGACTATTGTTAGGCTGAACTATTCTAATTATTTTTTCTGCTTGATATAGTTGTTGCATTAGTGGTATAGCAACCTTTGCCATTCTAACTAATCCTGTTTCTATATCCTGCAATTTTGATTTAATCTTTCTCTGACCAAATTCATCAAGTGATACTGTAGCCTTGTATGTATGAGGTGCGGCTTCTGCATTTCCTTGCATTAATTCATATAATCCTAATGCGTGGTCAATATCAGTCTTTGCAACTTGTTCATTCTGATATAATGTATTAGGTAATGGTGTAGGCTGAACTGGTTGAGGAGCTCCAGAGTCCATATCGACCTCTATTGCAACTCCCGGTTGTGCCCATCTCTGTTCAAAGTCCTGCATATCTACAGAACCACTTGGTATTAAAATCTTTGTATTTGTACTAGTAGTTGCGTGAGCAATGATAAGAGACCGTGTCTTATTAATATACTCTTGCATATCTTTAACCATCCTAACATCAGAAACCGGGTAGGGTGTTCTAGTGTGAATGTTCATAAACAACACGATAGGATAGTGTTCCGTAGGTAAGATACGGGAGTATAAGTATTTATCTCCCATTATGACGCACATCTTAACCCTTTGTACTGGAACTGACACGGTCTCAATTAAATTTTGATTTACGAGGTCTGCGTAAGTAACTCTTTGGATTTCTGGCATCGGAGGAGGGTCTTGCTCATTCATCTCAGCTTCTTGACTAGCCTGTTGTATCTTCTGTTCTATCTGACTAATCATACCCTCAGCTTTCTTTGGGTCTGTAATAGGCTGACCATTTATCATTACTGCTGGTCTTCTTAAATATTCTTCGTAGTCTTCTTTATCAAAAACCTCTTCAACACCATCAATGGTATTTTTAACGTGAAATCTCTTAACCCATACCTTGTAGTATCTCTCGTAACCCCGTATATATTCGGATGATTCACCGAAATTAATATCGGTCTTTGTAGCAGTATCTTCGGGGAATACAATCCCCTTATCATCTATTCTTTGGGTAGTTGGTCTATCGGTATGTAAATCTGATTGAGCATTTTTAATTGCATCCTCATACTGTGGATACATCTTCTTAGCTTGCTCTTTTGTAAATAAACGACTTATTATAATATTTTCGGCATCATCACCTAATCTATGTCTACAATTAGGGTCAACATAAACATCTAATGGGTCTATGTCAGTCATACAGACTTCACCTCTACCAAAATCCTTGAGAGGGTCAATATAACACATCATAGCACCTAATCCCATTGTATAGTAGTCGTCTATAGCATTTCTTAGAGATTGGGTCCCATCTGAAATGTACCACATATACTCGAGTAGTCCATTGAATACCTGTGCTACTTTATTGTCGCTGTCCTCTCTGGGTGATACACGGAATTGTGGTTTGCCTGAAGTTAGTAAAGCCTTAGCGGCTTCAACTGCTGGGTGGATTCGGTTAACTACGAGTGGGGCTTGTCCCCTCTCAAGTAAAATTCTTTGTTGTTCAGCAGTCCATTGTCTTCCTAGACGAAATTCTGCGTCTTCTTGGGCTTGTTGTGCCCATAATTCTCGTTTATTTGAATATGCCCGAAATAGGTTGTGGGTTTTATCGACAATATCATCAGGGATAGAGTCTTCTCTTTCTTCGTACGCCATTGGGGCGAATTTAAGCACTACATAGTCAACCAATCAAGGATTTTTTTTGGTTTATTCATTATTTCTTTGCTATGATATTCCTTTGTACGACAGGGTTTAACTCCATCTATTGCATAGTATACAGCATCTAAAATATCATCGTGTTTTCCCCTAGGATAAGATAAAAACTCCTGTTGTGCGTGTATATCTTCTGACCTAAAGAAAAATTCTCCTCGAGCGAGCGGGGCAACCAAGGACAACAATCGTTCGGATTTTCTCTGTCTTGGTTTTATGCCCTTTTCCAACCCCGGTATATATAGGGATTGTTCTAGCATCATCTTTCTCACGTTACTCCTTAGTGCCTCTTGGTAGCCCACTGTCTCAATTTTCATTTTTCTCGGTCTGTATTTTTTATATATGTCAATAATCGCTTGTGGTTGAAGAGCAGGGTCCATCTTATCTCGGAGTATATCCACAATATACTTATTGCCGTCATTGTCAACAGCCATAGTAGCAATAACAAAAAAGTCGCTACGAGCGGCAAGACTACTAGCAGGGTCAACCCCACAATAGATGTCCACAGGTTTACGCTCTTTTTCGCCATCAATAGTGCGAACGAGGAGATTCTGCCCGTTTTCTCTACTATATGAGTAATGATGTAACTTGATATATTCTGGCTTAAAAGGTGCATTGTCTGGCGATTGAGCCTCATTCATATACTCCTGATAGAATCCGTTTAAATTACCAACCGATTCAAATTCTGTTTTTATCTGTAGGATTCTCTCCTCAGGGAACCTTTCTTTCCATATACTATTGCCATCATCGTCATATATAGAAAACCAGAGAACATTCCACGCTGGTGAATCCTTAGCCCAATATAAGAAACAATCTTCAGATATAACAGTACCAATCATCACGACTCTCCCTTCGTCTGATAATGAAGGTATAACTGCCTCTGTAATCCATTTTCTATTTTTAGCTCTACCTTCTGGAGTAGCGGCGTTTAATTCAGATTCGTAATCGTCTACGACAATGAGATTAGGACGAGTATCACCTTCGATAAACCCACGAACACGCTGACCAGTACCAACAGCCACAATACGAGAACCATTAGCGAGTACAATATCGTTGTTGGTCCATCTTTTCGCAGTCGTGGGTCCGTAGTTCCCAAACATTTGTGTAAAGTTCTTAGAATTTTCGAGATGGTATTTAATCCTTGATAAGAAGTTAATACTTTGACTTTGACTTTCAGAGATAATTACCATAAAAAGGTCCTCATCCGATGGCTTGAAGGCTATCTTGTGAAGGGGTAGAATCAAGGAGGTCACGGTACTCTTAGCAGTTCCACGAGGAGCCGCTATCAATACCCGCCTTAAGCTATCATCGGACAAGGATTTGTAAATTTCGTGATGGAAAGGGGGCACATCTTTATTCAAAGCTGTCGGAAACATTGTTTTACCAAATAGACCAATGTTATTCTTCAGCTTTTTCAGGGCATTTTGTTCAGCCCACTTAGCTTCGAATGAGTCTACTTGAACGGTTGACCCGATATCCACGATACTATACTCTTTCTTTCACCTGACAATATACGAGTTACTCTCTTACTTTTCTTTAATATCGTCTGTAATGCTACTTCCATTTAAAGGGACCTCCTGTTTTCTAGTTGCAACTAGCTTATTCTCTTCCTGATTTATATTATCTATGAGGGCTCTAGTCTGAACAGCTTCTATCTTATCAGTAACCGTTACTGTTTCTTTATCTTTCATTCCGTGTATTTCCATACCATCGTTAACGAAACCCCTTATTCCATTAACATCCTCTTTCTTTAGAGCAATTTCTACACCCTGCCTCATCAATTCAATGAAATAGTCAGCATCCATCATATTATCTGCTAACATTTTCTGTGCTTCGTCTCTTTTCATCGTTTTAAACGCCTCCGTTCTCATATGTCTCTTTAACTTACGTCTCTTACTGACTGATACAGAGCCATATACTTTATCAATAGCAACATCTCTATTCTCTGAGACTGCCGCCCAAAAGGCTAAGTCTTGGTAATCTTCTGAATTACACCTGACTTCTAGCCAATTCTTCCCACTCATAGTAGTGTTAGTTATTCTACCACCACAATTAAGCTTCTTATTAGGATATTTACTATCCCACATAATATACCCAAAAGGCAACCTATAATAGTAGCTCTTTCTACCATCTGACGCCTCGTACTGTTTTTTCTTAATTATTCGGGCTACATAATCATCATCTGTAAGTGCATACTCACCTTGTTCAGCTTTCTGCCAATGACGAAAGGGTACTTTTCCGTGTATGGCTTCATCCTTGGTATAGACAACATAGTCTGTAGCCCCAATTTCTTTATGATTTATAGTAACTGAAAACAATATAGTCCCAAGAAGTAGATGATGTAGTCAATTCGGCTGTCTTAATGGGTAATTCACGCCATTTACTTATAAATCTATCACGATTAGCCGGATTTTTAAAATAAGTGATGCTAGGTTTACATATTAAAAGTCTGGTACTAGCTTGTACTTCTTTAGAATCTTCCAAGATACCCCCTGTTCTATGATACATTCGTGTAGAAACTCGAGTAACATACGACCACCCTTGTATCTTGGGGGTGGATATATCCTGTCCTCATTCTTATAGAGTTCTACTACTAGTTGTGCAACCTCATCAAAGGTTACTTTTCTTCCCCACGCCTTAATAATGTAATCATTCTCTCCCTTACTTCCTTTTTCGTAGGTAATCCAGTCGCACGGGCTATCCGGAGGACCAGTAGACGTACTTTTAGGACTAATAGTTCCATCCACAGCATCATTATATTCCCTAGCCTCCGAAAGATTACTTTTATTGTCGTTTTTGTGTCTTGCATAAGCTTCTGTTACCTCCAAATATCGGACTTCACGGTTCTTCTGGGCTTGAAACCCTCTTATGTTACCAATATCTGCCCATAATTTACTATAATCTAGTTCCTTACTAAGAGTTAGATAAGGTGCTATTATATCTGTATCCTGCATAGTGCGATTCAACCCCTTATTTATTGAATGTGTACTAAAAATATTACTAAAAAAATAAAACCCTTTTCTTTAAAATACAATAGCTATTAATTCCTTTAAGGGAACCCCGTTAAGTTACACTATATAAGACTATTCAGAGATTTCTGCTAATTCTGTTTCTTTGCGTCTTGAACTTGGGCGGTTAATCCTAACTTCTTCCCAGAGAAGATGCTCCCAACACCAGTTCTCCCCCTCTTCAAGAGAGATATACTGATGTGAAGTGCTATCTACGGCTACTATGTCATCAAATAAGATAGGCTCATAATCATTTACTGTATCTGAAGTCATTACCCCTGCCAAAACTGCTAAAATAAGTACTTTTTCCATAATCAAAACTACTGAGAAATACAATAAAAAACATTTTAAAAATTACCGTAGAATGGGAGTACCTGATATACAGTGCACCGTACCCGGTTCGTTTTCACCGGCAGGGGTCCCTGCCTTGTTGAATTACACTTCGTGTGATTCATCAAGCCACCCTACCAGCGAAAGCCAAACCGTGTCCTTGGTGCATCTCCCCTGCTTGTTGTGACACGTCACAACGATGTGTACAGATTTTCTTTAATAACAAACAGAAAGGGAGACTACTATGTCTGCATTAATCGAGTTAATCAAGAAATATTCCACTATCCTAGACGGTAAGAGTGCTTGGGTATCATTGGACTTCAAAGATAAAGCGGGTGTTAAGCACACCAAGTACTATCTGAAGTGTGATACAGGTTCAGACAAATCCAAGTTTGTCGAGCATAACAAGTCAGAGATTGTACGTAATGGCGTAACCTATATCCTAGAAGTCAATCTAGCAGGTTCAACGTACAAGAACTCAGACGGTATCCAGACTCCTCGTAAGTCAGACCAGATAGAACTTAAGCCTGATTTGCGTCAAGTTTCAGACCTGTCGGACGGTTGGTCATAGGGCAACCATTTAGTGTGGTGTGTGCGGTTCATCCGTGCACATCGCACGCCTTGCGTGGAATATTTTATCACACCCACGTTAAAGGAAACAGCAATTTACCTGTCATCTAAACTTTGAAAAGGAGGACGATATGACAAGACCAGAGACACAAAGGATAGTGGTATCCGAGAACAAGACCAGTAGAATGGTTGTTATAAAGACCCCAGTAATGGGGCAGAAGAACAGAACAGGTGGGCAGTATTACACCTCTGTTACCCAGCACGAGTCTAAACTGTCCAAGAAACAGTTAGCTGAGCTTAAGAAGAAACAGAATGAAGAGAAGAAAGCTAAGAAGGAGACAAAATGAGCATATTCTAGCTTTATACCTAGGCTACCTCACGACTAACTCAAGTCGTAGTGGTAGCTTAACATTTTATTTATTATTAAAGGGATGCGTTGAATTAGGTTAAGCTGACCTAAGTTAATTAGCAGTATGTAGAGCCATAGAATACACCTTAACTAAGGGGGTGCTATGGGCGTTTAAGAGCGTATCATAACCAGTGGGAGCTGATTGTGGTGCCTCCATTCTTAGTGGGTGTAGACTCACAGAATGACCGTCAAGGATTAGGCGTACGTTATGGAAAACTAAAGATAAGAACTTTAGTAAAACGGAATATCATAAAGTCACAGGGGAAAGTTATCCTCTGGAGTGACTTGCAATTAGCCTAAGAGCATAAGACAGGGTAACTAGTCAATGTATCTTATATCATAACGATGTTAACAACATTAAGTGATAGGCGTGTACTCGAGAGAGATGAGATTGTAGATATAAACGGAAGACTCGAAAGAGCAAACAGTCCAAACAACCTGTAATAGTGAGGTAATCGGTAATCAACTCCGTGCTTAAATCTCACCTACACCCTTTATAATTTTTTGTACCTTCCTTAAAGGAAACGAGAGATTGGGTCGTTCCCCATAAATCTAAAACAAGGACTAAAATCCTTGGGCTAACTACCATTTATATGTATCCCCAGTAGGATAGTCTCTCTAAAATTTCTTTCAACCCGTAATCAACCGGAGGTAATATGAAGAAGAAACCCAAATGGTACTTCATAATTCAGAACTCTATCATAACTGTTAGAGCTCAAACTCGTGCTGGAGCATTTGCTAAAGCAAGAGCACAGGTAGGTCTCGCCTAAATGGGACAAGTCAAGGCTTATCTGGCAGATGCTCTCGAGCGTCTCCAGATGAGTTATGACGAGGTTTCAGGTATGTCGCTACTAGAGTTAAACGAATTACTTGAACAAAGAGAAAACAGTCTTAAACTAGCAAAGACTGAAATCCTAGAGCAAATCAAGCAAGAACAAGAATGGGATGTTGATACTCTTAAGAACAGACCATCCATTTGTATTGCTACAAATAAAGGAGGTTAAAGTGAAATATAAACAAGTCGCTTTAAATACCTTAGTACCAAGCCCTTACAACCCCCCATCACGGGAGAATAAGACAGAAGTACTCGCTAATAATATTAGAGAGAATGGGCTTTTAGTGCCAATCGTAGTGGCTAATGATATGACTATTGTAGATGGTCATAGACGCCATATGGCTTTTAAACACATTGCTAAAAAGGCAGGTGTAAAGGAGTCTTCGATTAGAGTACCCGTTGTACAACATAATAGTGATTCACACGAGATGTACGACAAAATGTTCCTTGCGGCTAACACCGACACAATGTTGATAAATGGTCATCAATATTTATGGCGTTATCTAAAAGGAGCCCCAATTCCAAACAGTCATTTAGTTCGTATTAAATGGATGGAAAGAGCATTGGGCGAGAAGTATGCTATAGGGATGTTCCGTAGGATACTCGATTTTGGCGGTTCTGCGAATACCTATCAACAGGTAATGGGAGTATATTGTAGATATACTGGAGTAAACCACAGAAAATCAAAGATACATATGCGAAAGCTTGGGTATTATTTGTTAAATGTGGAATCTCCATATAGAGTAAAGTCATCTATGGCTCACTTTATACCAGTTTCTACATTAAAGAAATCTGTAATTAGCAGAAAGAAATTAAATGCTAAGTTTACAGATGGAGCAACTAGGTAAGATTATGATAGATGGTTTCTTATTCTTGAATGATGACCTAGATATGTTACTAGTGGTTGGATATTTGTTACTATTGATTAGTGTTTTTGTACTAATTATGATAGCACACTATCACGCTGACAAGGTAAAGCACCTTGAAAGGCAAAGAGACTACTGGCGACAACAGGCTTTAACTAGTAAACACAGACAATACACAGATGGCGAAGAATTATAACTCGATTCCAACAGCCGGAGACGAAGCTCACGAAGAGTGTTCAGCATGTGGCTCAACAGATACAATATTCGAAGAGTACCAGAGTTCAGGAGAACCCGATGACTCAGAATTAGGCATTATATGCCAAGAGTGTGAGCACGCTGAAGACCCAGATGAGTTAAATCTTCGGCTGGAGTCCAGAGTTGATGATAAATACGAAAACACATAAACCCTGTAAAGGAGGTCATATGCTAATAATACGGCGTATAAAAAGGATGTTGTCCAGCATCTTAAAACCTTGGACTAAAGGACAGCGAGCCCTATGGTTTCAACACCGACAAACTCGTAATCAAATTAAGGCTCTTCATCATGTGATGAATGAGCTACAACTTTCTATGGAGAGCGTACAAGGTCAACTCAAGGAATCGAAAAGACCAAAAAGGGGACGCCCTCCAAAGAAATCCTCATAACCCCTGACATTAAAGGAGAGTCATATGGCTAAGGTACTAGTACAAACCTTTGGTGGTGTCGTGAAAACTATGGACGCAGATAATCCAGCAGGATTAGCTGAGAACCTAGGTATTTCTTTAGACAATACCACAATAAATGTCAACGCAAAGAAGGCAGAGCCGAATGCACCATTGAGAGATGATGACTTCGTTGCTTTCGTAACTGATAAAGTTACGTCTGGCTTAGCGTAGGCACTTAAACAGATTCGTGGGGCTGTGTGTAAAAGCACAGCCTACGATGAAACCTTTAATTTTTTTAATGGAGCACAGCAATGAACATACCTTCACATCAAAAGTTCTTAGATGGCTTCCAAACATCTAAAAAGGCTATCAAAGCGTGGCTATTGAGTAACATAGCTTATCAAGGCAATGTTATGACTGATAATGAATTAGAAGAAACATCTAATTATTATGCCGCCAAGCTTGATGTCTACGATGTAGAGTATCATAAAGTGCCTCGCAGTGAGACACGATGGAATAAATACTTTACATTTAAAGTTAGAGTAGGCAAACCTAAGTTCAGGGGAACCGTAAATTACACTCTAGCTCCTCATAGTCTCTTATTTAATACTAAGAGCCCCACCGCAGTAAAATTTTGTGTAGAAGTTAAAGAGCCAAGTTACCACAGAGGGGTAATTGATGCTCACTTTAACCCAATGTCCGTAAGTGCTATTAACAGAGCAAAGGATTTTTGGATTAAGGGGAACTACTCTGCACACCCACATATAAACGATGAGGGTTCACCTTGTCTAGGTGGCTGGAGCAATGCGTGGGCACAAACCATAAATAGCTCCAATATATTATCATTAGTACCAGTAGCTCAAAGTTTTCTGAATACTTGGACAGCTGATGACTCATACTGGAACATCAACTATGTCTACAGATGCTATAGACAGATGCCTCTATGGATGAGAAAACTGTTTCCGTTTGGCGAGTTTAATGCTTTCTATGCTTTATGGCGTAGAATAACATCAGACAGTCATA